AGATATAAATTTATACTAAATTAAACATAATAATTTCTATTATAAATATAGAAACAAATGGAAGAGCCGATTAAAAACGTAAATACAAATACAAATACAAATACAAATACAAATGCAAATTTGACCACTGATACATTGACTTCTTCTTCTATTAGCATAGAACTACAATTAGGCGACGTAATTGAAATAACTAGCCCTTTAAATCAAAAATTCGATAATAATATATACATCATTGATTACATAGATAGTAATAAAATGAATTTAATTAATACAGATACATTTAATAAAGAAACACTAAAAATCACACCCGATGGTATTATAGGGAACGGAAGTATTACAAAAATTACGATTTTAAGTAGAAGTGACGAACTCGGCTACGCGCGTCAGCATGATTTGTTACCAAATACGTGGGTAAATATTTATTTCGGTGGCGATTTCCCAATTATAATTACTGGTGAAATTACCAATTTAGAAGAAGATATGATTGAAATAAGAACTATTGATAGTGATGTAATATATATTAATTTTGAATATAAAGGACTTCCTGAAGATTTACCAATAGAAAGTATTGAAATTAGAAATAAGCCCTCCGCCAAAAATATACAAACCGTTTTAGAAGAAGAGCAAGAAAAAGAAAAAGATACGCAAACAACTTTAGAAAATTTGGATGAAGAAGAAGCGCCAATTGAGACAATTGAATCCGATAAAATACAGTTCCTAGTTCCAACTAATAATGTAAAGAACCAATTAAGAGAAATTATCTTAAGAGCAGACCAAATTACATATGGTGATGAAGAATTAGGACCAGTAGTTCAATTTGTAGATGTATTTGGTAAATCACAAAGATATAGTATAGACGCACAAGTTGCCGATTTATTAGATGAACTATTATCTACTATACCCAATTCTCAAAGAACATCAAAAGTATTAAATAATATTCATCTAATGATCGAACGATTTAAACAATTAAGAGAGCATTTTTCTACATTTGATATTTATGGTAATATAAATGGAGTAGTAGTTCGCGAAGCCAATTATAAACCATTATATTATTATTTCGAAAATTTTAAACATAATTTATATTGGATTTTACCAGTTGTTAAAAATATAAAAAAAGTATATGATGTTGAAGATGTTAATGAAGAAAATACTGATGTTCAAAATATATTATTAGAAACAGATATTAATAGTATAACTACATTACTCGATAATTATAAGTCAAATACATTGCCTATTGGCCAAAATAAGTATTCTACGTTATATAATGAATTAAACCCTTACTTTACACCGTTTGAATTAATTAATGAAGAAAGTGTTGATAGTGTAATTATAGAAAAACCAGTTGCGACAGACATAAATGTTATCATTGATAACTTAGAAGACATGTATTCTTCTATATTCAGTAATACTTCTATAAAAAACAGAAGATTTGTTATACAAAAATATAATCTTGGTGTAACAAAACTAAACACAATTGAAGAAGAATCTAGTAATAGCCGTAATATAACTAAACGAGTAAAAATTACAAATCCAGATACAATGTCAATTAAATCATTACTTACTTTACCTGAACCAGCAATACGATTTTCTAAAATTAATTTACCAGGAACAAACGCATTAGAAAAAGCAAATTTAAATTTACAGTTTTTAAATTACTGGGAATTATTAAAGAAAAAAACCACCGTAAACAATGTTATAATAGACGATTTAAATGGCGAAATAGATTTTAATGAAAATAACTTTGCGAATAATATTAAAAATTATATCATTAATTTATCGCCAGAAGATACAAACGGTGTCAGTAAATTGGAAATTTATAATAAATTCGTAAGTATGATTATACCTAAAACAAAAGTTTTATTTAATTTAATGAAAAAATTCATTACAGGTAAATTATCTATTATAGACGTGGTTTCTTATCTTGAACCATTTTTAGTTTATGCCGATGATTTAACTTATTTTCAATATGTTGAAATTACTCGATTTATTAATGAACAAATTTCTGAACATAATAAACGGTTTATTGACAAATCACGTGTTTTTTCTATTTTAAATAAAATCAAATCAGAACCTTTAATATTTACCAAAGCATATTCTTTAATATCTGTAATACATAAAACATTCAATTATGATGTATTTAGCGCTTATGGAATTGAAGTCGACAAGGATTCAATATCCGCATTTACTAAATACGAATTGTTACGTAAAATACTTATTCGTGACTATGGTAACCTTTATGCTACAGCATTAACATATTCAAATATACCTCTAATGTTTCCTAATGATATTACTGGCATTTTAAATAATGAAAAAGATACGCTTATGTCTCAAAAAGAAGACACAGATTTGGATACGTGTAAAACAATAGTTATTTCTAAATATTATACTTCATTAGAAGAATTAACAAATGATAATAATAGAGTTATATATTTCGATAAAAAATACGACAGAACAAATTACGGATTATTAGATAGTGAATACGCAAAAGAATTACTAAGATTATCGCCAGAAGAATTACAAATTCATATAACAAATGACCTTATTAGCAAAAAATATAGTGAATACGAGGCGAACTATTTGGCCAATACTTTATTAGACGGTCATAAACGTGTTATTGACGGACAATACGCTATTTTATATAAAGGCTATAATTTAAACACGAAAGAAGAGATAGATTATTATGTCCGTAAAAACAATAAATGGGTTTTAGATAATGAAATGCCAGAAGATATTAATACTGACGAATCGAGTATATTATGTGATTTACAGCAAAGTTGCGTAAATGTTCCAGGTAAAATTGACGACACATGCGAAAGTATACAGTCTAACAAATTAAGCATCCAAACTAAATTATTAAATAATGTACTTAATGAGTTTGATAATAAATACAGAATATCGAAAGAAGAATTAGAAAAAACTATACGCGCTAAATATGCTTATTATATCGACATTTTATCGTCTTTAAAAAATATAGAAAGTGCCGCCATATTAAAGTATAATAATCAAAAATATAAATTAGGTGTCGGGTTTGATGAAAACCGAATATTAAATCCTATATCACCATATTTACCTTTATTAAACTTAATATTAGGTCAACGTGATTTTATTAAAAAACAAAATGATATTATACGATTTGTAAATACATATACTAGACCAGCGCGCACTGAAACTAAAGGCATTTTCGAAGATATTTATTGGTTATATTGTTTAAAAACAGATACGCCTTTATTACCTACTTTTAAATTTGAATTGGCAACAACTTATATCACAAATAAAGAAGAATACAGAATGCAGTTGGAAATTATTAAATCGAAAATAGGTAAACTAAGTGACGATGGCGATTGGTGGTGTGATGAACATAGTGGTTGGCCTATATGTCCTGTGTCGTTCGACACTGAAGAAGGTTACGAAGAAGGATTTAAAGTATCTACTCGTTCTGTCCTAGAAGAAGATGCTGGTAAGAAAATAGCCAGCGCTATTTCTATAATTGAAAAGGTTGTATATGATACTCCTGAAACTAAAATGATTAATAACATTATAAATGCCCTTTCTATTGCGATGGGTATAAATATTGAAATACAAAAAGAATTTATTATGAACGGCGTATTAAAAATGTTAAGAGATACACTTGAAAGCGAACCCGATTATAAAAATAGAATTAAACAAATGGCGGAAAAAAATAAAAAAATCCCTTCTTATAAAGAGTTTTATAATACCGCAATTTTGTATTACACATCTGGCTATTTTTTAATCGCAGTGCAAACAGTTAGACCATCTGTGAAAACCAGAAAAACACATCCTGGTTGTATAAGGTCTTTTAATGGATTCCCATTCGAAAGCGCAGATGACTTATCTAGTGTAAATTATTTGGGTTGTATTATTTACGATATTCGTGAATCAGGCGAGCCGTGGAATGTATTAAAAGGTAAAAAGAAGGACATTATTATAGGTAAACTCAAGGCTTCTATTGATGTATTAATTCAATCACCAGATGTAAAAAGACTATTTGAAGAAAAAACCGAATATTTACTATTAAATACTGGTGCTGAAATACCAATAGAACATGATATATCTACATGGATACATTTTCTTCCTCCTTTAATAAAATTTGAATTAAAACATTTAATGAATGTGTCGACCGAATTTACAACTTCTTTGTTAAAAGATTTAAGAACTGGTTCGCCAAATCAAAGAGAAAAATTATTAGTAATAGATTCTAAAATTATTCATTTTTCATTGGCAATTCAAGAGTGTATACAAAAAATTGTACAGAAAAATCAACTTATATTACATAATTCAAACAATGAGCCTTATTTGGAAAATTCGTGCTGTGATAGTCAAGATGAACATACCGCAATTGGTTATTTCGCAAAACAAAACACCAAAATTACGGAATATAATGATATTGTTACGCGTTTAACAAATATTCTAGCAGATGTTGAAAGCCATACGAAATGCGGGTTGTTTTATAGTAACAACAACACAAAAAATATTTATCCGCCAATTAGTAATAACTTTGATGAAAAAATCGTTTACATGTCTTTTATTAATTTCTGTAAATTTAATTCGTTAATTCCTATTCATACAGATTTTTTACCTTTATGTACGGATAAACCTTCAACAGAACTATTTTTATCAGGAGACACAACTGAAAGAATTATACAAAAATTAAAAGACGACGGAAGAATTTATACAAATGAACAATTTTTAAGATTATTACAATTGATTGGTAGACATAATAGTGTAAATATGCGATTTAATAGCGAAGATATTTCATACGCGATTCAATTGGCTAATTTATTAAACAGAATTCGTGAAGAACACGGCAAAAATATAGAAAGTGAATTAATAGCCCTTATTTTATCAGCATTAAATACTTCCAATACAAATTCAAAGACCATTTCACCTGCCGTAAGAAATTTAAATAATTATTTGATTAAAAATATTGACATAATAAAAAAGGAAATTATTGATTTTATAAAAAAACATAATGGACCGAACGTAACTAAACGAACTGTGGCAAAAACTATTAAAACCATAGAAAACTTATCAGTATGGGCAACAGACACTTCAACCCATAATGAAAATATTAAAATTAGTGATGAACGCGTATATAATATTATTAATTTCTACAAAATGTTTATTGAAAATTTTAGTTCAGTATTTCCAAATATAATTTTAAATAAAGTTAATTATGACAATGTTACAATACCTAAATATCATAATTTTTCAGGTAGCCATATGAACAAGTTAAAAACAAAAATTAGCGAATATTACGGCAATTTAAAAATGTTTTATGGTGTGTCAAATGTAACAAATATTTTAAATACAATTCAAACTATGTGCACAAATATATGGAATATATCAAAAGTTACGCCCGCATTCACAAGTGTTAAAACTGGTGAAGGTATAATCATGCAACCTATATTTGATGAAAGGACTAGTAAGTATTTGTATGAATATTATTTATTGACCGTATTTTTAAATTATATTGAATTAAGCGAAAACACAAATATGTTGGTTTCAAAAATAGCAAAAACCGTTACGAATACGAGTGAAAACGAGTTAGACCTTATTACAACAGAACATTTAGAAGAAACCGAAACAGGCATTGATTTAACTATGAATAACAGATTATTAACAGGCAATATGAAAGAATTAAGACAACACGTAACAGATTTATTAATTGCTTATATTGATATTTTAAATAGTCAAAAAGAAATTATTGATATATCATACGAAGAAATCCAGGATCGTGTCTTTAAGTTAAAAGAAAAAGAAAAAGATATGGTAACAGATAGACTTAAAAATTTAACAGACGAAGAAAGAAATACGGATACAATATTAAAAATAAATAAATTGGGACAATATAGTAAAGGTCTGCAAAAAGGATTAAAAGTGTTGGATAAAGATTTTTATGATGAAGAACGAGATTTTCGTGATGAAATGACGAGAACAGAACAAATAATTAGAAAAAAAAATAAAGGTGTAACAGATGAAAATATTGATATATTAATTAATGATTATATGGAACAAATGGAAACAGATAAAAATATTGAAGACGATGCTTACGATATGTCTTATATGAATGAAGACTATTATAATGGAAATACTGATGGTGTTTACGCACCAGAAGAAGAAGGTGAAGATTATGACGATTTTGAATAAAAATTTTAATTTTATTTTATAAGTTTTAGAAAAATATAATTATAAAAATATTGTTTATAATTATATTATATGTATAACAAGATTATTAGAGAAAATATTACATTATTTGCCGTTATGTTATTTATTATTATTTTTGGGTTTATTCAATTAGCAAAACCATCATGTTTTTATAATAATGACGGTAGTATAAGAGAATTTGGAATAGGATATAAAAATAAAACTATTTTACCAATTTGGGCATTGTCTATTGTGTTAGGCATATTATGTTATGTAAGCATATTGTATTATGTAACTTATTCAAAAATGTTTTAATCACCGTTATGCATATATATATTTATTTATAATGCGAATTATAAAATTTTGAATATTTAGATTTATCTGGATTTTTATATTTTTTAAACTTTGGAATATTTGTTTCAGCGTAATAAGGCGATTTAATAACGAGTTCTTCTTTTTCATCAAAATCTGGCGTTCCTACTGGGGTTAACAATATTTCATCATTATGTTGAACTTGGTGAACATCAATTACAAGTTCATTATTAACTGGTTCAACAGTTTGCTCATCATTTAATTCGTAAGTTTGTTCTTCGATAGTCTTTTCTTCATGAATAGTTTGTTCTTCATCAATAGTTTG